CACCCGATAGTACCTTTTCGAACTTCTCACCGATCCTGCGGTGGTGCTCACCTTCCACGAACCCTGGCCACACAGTAGAAACAAACGTTAGAAAGGAGTCTCTTGCCTTACTTGCAAGTTCAAGTTGAGTCTTCCTTAGTTCAAGTTTAAGTAAAGCTTCTCTTGCCTCTTTGTGATCCATAGAGGTAACATCAAATTCATTTCGCATTTCAGAATTTATATCATAGTTATTATTTGTGTAAAACACAACTGAAGTGCTCGTAGTGTAAGTCTATGGGGGGTGTTTAACCCCCACCCCCCACGGGCACGGGCACAAGATCTTGTGGTCTAACCTTAAGGGACTCCCAAGATGTAGTGGTTGTAGATTTTTAGATGGTAAAACCAGATGGAAGCCTGGTAGAAGAACTGGTAGATGCTGGGGATTACAGGTGATAGTCAGGGGGGAATAATCCCCCCTAAGCAGATGTGGTTATAAGATATCTTTTCCCACCATGCTGTGTAGATTTGTGACAATCTTGCGAGCCCAAGCTTTCACTTTAGGATCATCAACACTAGCAATAAGATGAAAAATTTCAGAATTAAGATAGTCGCATATAGCACGGTAGTCTACCTCTCTTCGGTTTGATATTTGGTTATCTCTGTCTAGCCTTGATACAGAGTCAAGACGCTCTTGCAAATCAGCAAAAGGTCTATTAACCAAATCGTTGTTGTTAGGCATTCTGTTATAATAGACTAATCCTAACTTCTTACAACTTATTACTTGTGGATAACTTTTCTTTTCTGTGGATAACTTTTTGAATCTTCTGTCATCATTTTTTGCTTGTTTTTTTTTCACGCAACTGCGGGTGCGTTGTCACGAAATATAATACTATATACCCATGTCAAGGTCATAGGGGAAATGGAGAATGGAGAATGGACTCGTGGGCGAGAGTTGAACTCGCATTATTAGATTTGCAGTCTAACGCATAACCTTTCTGCCACCACGAGAACGGCACGTGGGCGAACGCCCACGCACTAGAGATAATATTATTGAGTTTGCATTTGAAGAAGTGGAAAGTTCTCTGTAAGAATCTCGCTCTCTTCTTCTGAGTCAATGACAGGCTTCAACTCGACAGACCTAACTAGCTTAGTCTTGTAAGACTTATAAACGTCGGGTTGATCTTTTCTGAAAGACTCGCTATCAAATCTTTCATACTCACGCACGATCACGTTTAGCTTATGATCAATACCTTTGAGGACTTTATCTTCTTCCTCAACGAAAGACTTGACCAAGTCTTTCTGTTCCTTCAACTTCGAACTGATGAAGTTGCTTAGGATAGTTAGCCTTGCTAACTTGTCTATTTCCTTCTTTTTGTTCATGTTGCCTCCTTTGGCTTATGTGTGAGCGATTTGACAGATTGATCATCTTTCAACGGGTACCCCCCGTATTGAATCGCCTCGCTCATATATTATATATAATCATATCCTAACTAATTACAAGTTCTTATTAATATAAGTTGTGGATAACTTTTTTGAACAAAACAGGCTTTGGTGTCAGGGATCTGCATCTGCTGGCTGCAGGACACCAGTATTAATACCTATAAAAGGCGAAGGAATAAATGGAGAATGGAAACCACGATCCACAGCACCAGCAGCAGAGTGTAACTGGCCAGAATCTCACGGAAGATATTACCAATCCCAAAAGGTAGCCTGGCGATGGAGAACGACACAAAAACACACACCAGGGTAATGACGCCAAAGTATACCAGAAATGGAGGCAACTATTCATTGTCTCTTTCATCATCGTCCCAATCCATGCAGATGCCTCTGCACACATCTTCGCATGCCCACCACGCCAGCAGGTTCCGGAGCTGCAGCTCACTGCCCACGTCTTTCGATCCATTAAAGGTCACAATGAGATGGAGAATGGATGGTTCGCCCATGTCGTCAGCCATGTCACTCAACCTGTCCCAAATCTCCTCTTTGTATTTCTCGTAAAACGCAGACGTGTCTGCGTAGTAAATCAACTCACCAATGGTGCCACCAGAACAACCATGCTCTGCTGTCTCTCTGATGGTGCTTTTCTCCTGGTTATTTAAGAGCCAGTCTAGAATGGAGTCTTCCTTGAACTCAACGGGCATTGTAAAACCTCTCCTGAACTTCTCTAAGACTCACAAACCAAGGCACACGCACCCAGCCATGTTTGTTTAATAGTAAATGGATAATGTGATCGTATTTATATTTATTCATCTTTCCTCCTTTGTTTAGTAAGGGAAATGTCAATCCTGATCGGACTCGTTATCATTTCCCTTTTGCTTGATGGATCTACGATGTTGTGCATCGATTTCACGCTACACAACCCATTAGGAGAAGGTTCATCAATATCCTTCATGTCGTAGATCCTGTGCGATTCAGGGTCTCGAGTCATTACGGCAACTACCTGAATCTTCTATTACCCAGCTGTTTAAAGACCCCTGGGGTTATAACCTTACAGGTCTATAATATATATAGTCCCATTTAGTTAGGATGTCAAGAGCTAAAGTAAGTTTTTTTACCAGCAGGTCAGGCCTGGACAGCTCCTGGTTATTATTAAGGTAAGGGTAAGAGGTGTGGTGGTGATGGGGAATGGGCAATGGATGGCGACCCGTCACCGAGTCGCCGTTTGTTTATGTTTGGCTAACTTAAACAAAGAAGGAAGACTTATCCAGTAGCACAATGTACTCCTGCTGTCAACCAGCAGGTGACGCTGCCCAGCTCTACAGCATCCTGGTCTGGCTGCAGCTTTTAGTAATGTAGGGCAATGGAAAATGGCTTTAGAGCAATGGACTAATGGAGACGAGCAGATCCACCAACGTCAGGTGTCCATCCAGCCAGGAGATGCAGCAGGAGATCCCAGCTCCCAGACCTGGGGCCGGTGGAGATGGAACACAGTGGAGACTTAGTATCAATGGACTTGGGGTCACGGACAATGGAGCCTGAGAATAATTTGGTGGTCTTCGAAAGAGGGTCTCTGGCAAGTACAAATACGGGACAGCCAATAGAATAATGTCGATTTATCCACGCTATTTGATGCGCAGAAAAGTTCAAACGATTATTCTTTATTATCTTGAGTTCTACCCAAAATGGACGCTTATAAAAGCCAAACAAATCAGGGATTCCCAGCCCTGTGCTGGACTCAATTCGTGTCCATACAACACCTTTAGTGTTGCGTTTAAGTTGTGCCCAAAGATTCTTCTCTTCAGACATGATCAGTAATCCAACATTTGTTATTATCTAAGTCAACAAACAGTAATTCTACCCCCAGTTTTTTTTGATATGCAGTTCTACTCCTGCTAATTCTGATACCTTTTTTCTTACCAGAATGATAACGAGAAACAGACTTGACATCATAAAGATGTGTCTGTCCACGCTTGTCAATTGTCATCAAGTCAACACAACCTGTATCATGTATTGTCTTGAATATCAGATTCCCCTTCTTCAGCAAGAATGTTATCGCCAGGTTCTCCGCTAGGTTCCCCTTCCACGCTGTCTTGTGCAATAACCTCAAACTCGCCAGAAATGGATAGTTTCTTTCTAAGTTCAATTAGTTTGTCCTCTACCTCTCCGACAGACATCTGATCAATAGTTCCATGCATGATCTCTTTTCTGTCTATATACAATCCAGCTACCATGCCACGATACTTTTCGGCAGCAATAGCTCCAGTATAATTACCGGCAGCCTCTGCACTATCTCGTAGCTCAGCTAGTTTTTGTATGTGAGTTTTATAGGAAATGGAATATCTCCTATTCAATTCTGCACGCCGTCTTTCAAGTTCGTCAACGACATGTGGGTAGTATTTTGGGTTTTGCAGCTTACTGGCAACCACTACAGCAATACCTTCTGAGTATCCTGCATCAATTGCACACTGTTTTGCACTCTGAATTGTGCCCTTTTCAATGAAAATATTGACAAATTGTGCCTGTTTTGGGGTCAATTCGAGTGTTTTTTGTGCTTTTTTTGGCATGTTTTTTACCTAACTTTGGAGGGTCACCCTCCAAAAAGCCTTATTTATCGCCAAATGGTGTAAATATGTTAGTGCTCGTTTACAACCGTTTAACAACTTATTTACAGAGGGAACCCGCGATATATATATCTTTTTACTACTTTGTAAATATGTAAACCGATTTTGCTCATTTCGTGCGGTTTTAGATTTAGTTTCTGTAGAATAATATATATATTGGTTTACATGAAATTTGTCAGAATTGATTGGGAGGATACTATTGAACATCAGACTGGTTGGTATGAACAAGAAGACATCAAAGACCTTGATCCACCACCTCTCGTTTGGAGTTTTGGGTTAATTTTAAAAGAAGAAGAAGATTCTATTACTGTGGTTGCGGACTGGATACCAAAAACTAAATCTTTTGGTCGGGGGACCACGGTCCCTAAAGGAATGATAAAGAAGATTACAGATATAGCCGAAGTCGACATGTCTAATTTAGACTAGCAATCCCGCCCATAGCAAATTTTTGCCCTGTAGCCATTTCAAACGCTTGTTGGTAAGGTATTCCTTGTTGCATGAACTGTCCATACCTTCTTTGTGCCTCAGCTCCTGCGGATTGTAATCTTCCTGCGATGTCACCTGGATTAAAAACTTGCGATCCGTAACTTTGAACTTGTTGTAAAATGTTCGCTAGTGGAGAAATTTGTTTATAAGCTTCAAAAGCTTGACCCGGTAATTTTGCAATTCCACTTAACATACTTCCAGCACCTCGACCAATGTCACCCACAAGTTGTCCTAGTGTCGGAGCTTGTGCTGTC